GTTTGAACTATTTTTGATGCAGCCATAATCTTAATCCTTATAGTCTATAATCTTACCAGGATCATAATCTACAACTACGTCTTTTTCAGGTCCAACTACACTTGGTCCCTTTCTTGCAGCCCCATACCCCTGACCAGTGGGCTTACCAGTAAATGACTGAACAAAGTCATGACAAGCCTTCTCGCCTTTAGGAGTATCAGGATAATTTCTAAATCCTATAACTGACATATCATGCCCTCCCTTTCATTTTTTTAAATGTTAATGCAAGCTGTGCTTGCTTTCTAGTTCGAGGATCTTTACTACTAGCAGCTTTCCTCAACCACCTGATAGGAATTTTCTCGCCCTTCTTTACCCCTGCTTTTTTTCTTAAAGCACCAGGACGTTTGATAGCTTTTTGTATCCAATTCTTATCTTTCTTTTTTCCCTTAGCCATCTTAATCTCCTTTGGAATACTGGCTCTACTAATAGCCATTAGACTTGTCCACCTTTTTTATAACCTTTAATAATTTTATTACGCCCTATCATACCACCACCACGTTTGTTGGTTTTCTTTTTAGGTTTCTTTCTAGGTTTAAGTGGGGGAGGATTGCTTCTTTTATTTAATTCTTTAAGATATTCTTCTTGTTCTTTTTTTTCCTCACCATCTAATTCATCAGGGTTTATACCCCTTGTACTTCCATGTGCCATTGTTAGTTACTCCCCTTTATCAATGGATTATCTGCGCCTACAGGACTGTAAGGCGTATTCATATCATCCTGTCTAGTTCTTCTGGCTTGGTTACGCAACCCATCAATAGCTGCTGTATACTCTCCCTGCCACGCTTGAATATCACCAAAGCTTTTCATAAAAAAAGATGCTTCGATCATACTTGCGTAGAACAAAGCATCATAGCAGAAATCACTAAAATAATTATTTGGTGCAACAGAACTTAAAGTAACTGGTCTATTGACATGAGCTATCTGACCATCTAAGGTAGATACAGGGGTGGGTGCAATTAAGACACTAGAATCTGTTCTCCTAGCATAATACTTAGGAGTCCCTACTGACGTACTTACATAAGGCCAATAGTCATTAATAAATTCATCTGTTCGCTGTAGTAGATTTAATCTCTCTCCACTAACTGTGATATTGAATTGCTTAACAATTCTTGTTCCAGAGGGAAGAGATACAAGTGGATTACTTACAGAAACTGCAATAGAAGAGAATGTGACTAAACCATAATCATCCAAGTCTCTGGTCATACGACTTTCAGCTTTATTAACAAACTTAGGAATTTGATCAATAAATTCTGTTGAATCGTTCTCAGCAGTATTCTGAATATCTTCTACGAGATAAGTAAAGTTAGCCATTCTCAGGCTCCCTTATCCATAAAATACAGTGATTGCAGTTGTTGATGCAGCAGCAGAAACTTTTACAACACCTCGTACTCTTGGTCCATAATCTCCTAGATAAATATCTGTTGGAGAACCAGCCTCGTCTGTCCATTTCATAACTGTACCTACTGATCCAGTTCCAGTATCTGATACAATTTGTTTATCTCCTACGATTAGACAAGTTCCACTTGCTACTCCATTTGAATGAACTGCATAAATCCTAATAAAATCGTCTATTCCATTTGTAGCATTTAAAGTTACTGAAGTAGTAATGTCTACTAGAAGACCACTTCCATTACCACCAGCATCAACCATAGCTGTTTTAATATTTGATGCCATAGATTATACTCCTTAATATCTAAAATAGAGTAGAGGAGGAGAACTAAGCCTCCTCCCCTAAACTATATAACACTTCTAACCAGAGTTACCAAAGAACCCTCTCCAATCAGACCAACCAAAGCTATAACGCTCACGAGCCTTAAATCGAAGATTCCCAGTATCAAAGTCAGGTTCCATCTTAGTCTGCAATGGAGTCCTGTTGAACATCTTAGTACCATTAGGAACATTAGTCTTAACGAACCAAGCGTCTGTATCAGTAAATCTACGATTAACAGCAACACCCTTTGGAAGCATTGACATACTCTGAATAGAGTTAATGTCGTTCCAACCAGAAGGATTGGTTACAGCAGCACCAAAAGCGCCACCTGCACCTGATGCTGGTAGATACGTTGAATTAAGGATAGCATTAGAAGTAGCCCAATTATCAGAAGAGACATGCAAAGATACTGCTGCCCCACCTGTAAGAATACCTCTGTCATCCTTAATTTTTTGAATTGCAGTCATAGCTGCCTCCAACGAAGAGAACGAAAGATCAGCAGCAGACAAAAGGTTTGACTGATCACCATCTCCCACAGTTGGATGCGAAGCTGAAAACAAAGGTTTACCATCACCACCATGATAGGGGGTAGTATCAGTAAATCCATTGTTAAAGATATCAGCACCTTTGACTTGTTTAGTATTTGCCATAGAACGCGCAAGACCTCTCGCACGTAGTTTAGCAAATGTATCATATAGGTTATCTTCCATCGCCTCTTCAGTAACAGCAAACGCAAGAGCTACAGTCTCAGCAACATAACGTGCTGTGTAACTTTCTTGTGCGCTGTCATAGCTAATGGAAGCACCTTCACTTTTCACTGGTGCATTACCAAAACCAGTAAATAGTACTTCTTCTTCAAAAGCCCTATCAGAATTTTCTGTATCGAACAATGCCTGATGTTCATTATCAACATTACGATACTCAATAGAAAAAACTGCGTTTAGGCCAGGAAGAAGTTCTTTGGCAATACTTGCTCTATTAATAGCCATAATTTATTCCTCCCTTTATCTAGCCGAAACGCCAATAGAACCAAATCTATCAAAGTGTTGCATGAGTTTGACTTCTATAACTTCAAAAGCCCTTTCAGCAGATACTTCAATATCATTTCCTGGTTCGTCAACCCAACCAACTACACGAGTCATTCTTTGGGCAGCATTACGAGTAGCTGCTGCAATACCAAAGCCTGAGTTACCTGTAACAGTTGAACCTGAACCTAGCGTTACGTCAAAGTTTACTGAGCGAATATCGCCCACACTTACAGAAGCGTCTGCCTGAATCTCATATACAGTCTGGGGGTCATCGCTGACAATCCCATATGCATTAGATGCAGATGTACCAGAAGGCCAATAGCGCGACCAACGTGGTTCGCCATCAGTTTCATAGTAACATCCTTGGAAAACGCCCCACACATATTCAGTGGTCGTAGCAATCACATTTAAATTTCCTGCACTTACCCTGACAAGATCACCAGAAAAAATATTACTAGCGTAACCACTACTAATATTATACTGGCTGTCAGAGCCTGTAGAATTGGGCCTTGAACCATACCTACGTGAAGGAGTGAAGCCAGACAAAGCTTTACTTGTGGTCATTTTGCTTCTCCTTTATGTTAAACCAAGCAAGCCTAGTTTTGAAAAGAAGGTTGCCTTCCTTTTATAATCTGAGACTTACTATTGTTGGAAATAGGCATTTTAGAATCAGAGGAACGATCTAACTGTGTATCAATAGCAGTCATTAGATCTTCTACTCTTTTTCTGAAAATGTTTTGTTCTAGCCGCATGTCTCCCCTTTTCAATTTTTGCTAGGGCGAGGTCGCCACGAGACACTACTCCTGCATAACGGCCCTCTTCCAACACGATAGAAGATGTAGACATTTCTGGAACTTCACTAGGTGTTACAAAAACCCAACCCTCATTTAACTTTTTACCTACGTTTATATAGTCATCAACACCTTTAGTATTGATGCGAATCCAACGAAGATCCATATCTTGAGCATNAAATCTTTCTAATACAATGTTAGGAACATCAAGAGCATCAGGCTCTTCATATGTCCATTCTGTTTCTCTAGTATTATTTTCTCTCATGTCTGTATTACGTGCTTTTTCCAATGGCATAATTATTGTCCTCCACGTTTAGTTAATGTGTCTGTATAGTCACCATCAGCTTGAGTAACTTTAAGCTTTTCGGCTGCATACATCTCAAGTGGTATATCCCATTTCTGGGCCAATCTCATATCATCTTGTGTGAGCTTGACTTTTTTACCTGAACTCGCAGGAGAACGTGATGCTCCTGAAACAACTTGAGCAGCCTGTGTCGTAGGCTGTTGTCGAATTTCTTGTTCTACTACTACTTCTTGACCAAACTTATGGGGAAACTCCTTACGAAGTCTTTTGTCAACTTGCCCATAATATTCGTCATCACTGGGATTTAATCCCATATTCTTTAATTCACCATCAATAGCGAGTGCAGCAGCAGTCATTACTGTATCTTTACCAAACCACTCATTATCAGATGCCCATGCAATAGCTCTTGGATCTGCTGCTTGCTGTTGAGGAGGTTTATTAGATAGTTGTGTTTCTTCTGCCTCTACAGCTTTCTTATACTTATCCAAAGCAACTTTAGTAGATTCTAGATTTTGTATATCAAGTTGACTTTGATTTAAAGCTTCTTGTGCGTGTAAAACTTTTTCAGCTTCTCCACTTTGATAGGCTTCTAAATAATTACTTTTAGCAAGATCATAGCGATCCTTTAATTGTCGTTCAGATGTTTCAGTAGAAGCAGTCTGAGCCTGTGTAAATTCTTTTTCCCTATCTAGAAGTTTATGATTTAGTTGTTCATTCTGTTGGATTAGGGTTTGGATCTGCTCATCTCTTTCCTTGCGTTGTTTCACAAGTTGTCTAATTCTTTTCTGAGCGCCCTTAGTTTCTACACCATCAAGTTCTTTTGGCTCTTCCTTTTGTTCAACCTCTTCAGGAGCTTCAACCCAAGAAGAATCCTCACTTGCTGTTTCAACTACTTCTTCTTTTTCTTCAGGCTTTGGCGAAGCACTCTTCTCTTCTTCTTGGCCTTCAATCTCGTATTCTACTTTTTCCTGATCATCTGTTTGTTTTACAGTAATGTCAGACCATGCTGTATCACTCATATGTTATATCCTTTCTTACACGTTGCTACGAAATCAACGATTACGTTTATATAAACTATATCACAAGTTATTTAGTTATCCAAATTAAG